AATATTTATAGTAAAGTTTTTAATTTTGGAAATCCAGCTGGTTGCATATATGGTGATGGCACCAGTAGTTTGACTAATGGTCAAATTCAAGAAATCAGTTGGGCTTGGGATTTGACAAATAATTATTGGGCAGGGCAGGGCTACATTGGTGGGAGATTTTATTACCTCATCAATGGATATCATGCAAATTCTGGTTGGACTACACTGGTTGTTGCAGATGAATATGGTAATAGTGTATCATACAACAGAAGTGATATGGATTATTTTAGTAATGGTACTTCATATGCTGGATGGCGTAGTGTTATTGATGGCGGCGGTACTCAGGGTACTATATTGTATTCTCCCACTTCATATCTTGCTATAACCTAAAGGAATATATAATGACTGAAGACTATACTTTTCCTACAACAGTTGAGGAATCTTATGTTAAAGGTAGTTTTATTGACTGCGTTAGTGACACAATAACATTTGAGATTCATGCGGTTTTTTTACCCGATGGATCTTGCGATGAAGAAGCAACACTTGCCAAAGTACGTGTTTCTATTGATCAACACAATAGATATTTACAAATGAGAGCAAAATTAAATTCTAATAAGTAATAAAAATACAAGGTAACTGCAATGGCAACTCCTAATACAAGAGAACAATTCAAACAGTACTGCCTACGTAGGCTCGGTAAGCCTGTCATTGACATTAACGTTGATGATGATCAAGTAGAAGATCGTATTGATGAAGCACTCAAGTACTACTGGGACTATCATTTTGACGGTACTGAGAAAATGTACTACAAGTATCAAGTACAATCAACAGACGTTACAAACAGATACATCACGATGCCCGAAAACATCATCGGCGCAGTATCTATTTTTCCTGTAGGTCAATCTCTATCTTCTAACAATTTGTTCAATATTCGCTATCAGATTGCTCTAAACGATTTGTACGATCTAACATCTACAACGATGGTACCGTACTATATGGCAATGCAGCACATTCAATTTCTTGAACAGTTGCTCGTAGGCAATCAGCCTATTCGTTACAATCGTCACATGAACAGACTCTATATCGACATGGGTTGGGACAGAGTTAACGTAGGCGACTATATTATTGTAGAAGCATATCAGATTGTTGATCCAGAAGTTTATCCTGACGTATGGGGTGATCGTTGGCTCTCTCGTTATGCATCTGCGTTAATCAAGAGACAATGGGGCGACAACATCACAAAGTATGATGGCGTTCCTCTGCCTGGTGGTCTTAAGTTCAACGGCACAAAGATTCGTGACGATTCTCAGACTGAGATTGATAATCTAGAGCATGAGATGATCCATTCATACTCGTTGCCCGTCACAGACATGATAGGTTAAAGACCTTTCATGGCAACAAACTTTTTCTTTAGGAACACAGATTATAATCCAGAACAAAATCTTGTAAGTGATTTAGTTCAGGAAATGATCAAGATCAACGGTACTGATGTATATTACATCATAAGAAACACTGGTACTGTTGACACTCTTTTGACTGAAGCTACAAATTCTTCATTCAATATTGCAATTCCTATGGAAATGTATATCAACTCGTATTCTGGTTTTCAAGGCGAAGGCGACTTGCTTACCAAGTTTGGTCTCAGTATTGCTGACAAACTAGTACTATCTGTTTCTCGTTCACGTTTCATGGAAGACATTGGCTCTGTCTGGAACTTGACTCGTCCTAATGAAGGCGATTTAGTATTCTTCCCGTTCACTAAGGGTATTTTTGAAATCAAGTTTGTCGAACACGAAGACTCATTTTATCCAGTCGGTAGTCTACAGTACTATGAGTTGCAACTAGAGAAGTTTAATTACAATAGTGAGACGTTCAATACGGGTGTTTCTGAGATTGATCAAGTTATGGGTACATACTCTGTTGCTGAAAATGCTTTCTTCTATTATACGGAAGACGGCTACTACATGACAACAGAAGACAATTATGAGCTAACTCTAGAAGACTACGACATGAGTGGTGATGATGCTGAAGCTCAGAATGATATATTCCAGAACAACTCTGATCTATTCACAGACTTTACAGTTCAAGATCCATTTAGTGAAGGCGGCGTATTCTAATGTTTGGTAAAACGTTCTATTTTGGATCAACAAGAAAATACATCTCGCTTTTCGGGACGTTGTTCAATGACATTATGCTTGAACGTGTCGATCAGTCAACAGGTGAAACTGTAAACTGGATCAAAGTACCGTTGTCTTATGGTCCTAAAGACAGATATCTTGCGCGTCTAAAAGCTAATCCAGATTTAAACAGGCAGATCAATCAGATTTTGCCAAGAATGTCTTTTGAAATTAAAAGCGTAGAGTATGACTCAAGCAGAAAGCTTAATACTATAGGCAGAAACAAAAAGACAAATACAGACGCGGACATATTCAATAGTCAATATAATCCTGTACCTTACAACTTTAATATTGACTTGTCTATCTTAACAAGAAATGCTGACGATGCTTTACGTATTGTCGAGCAGATTTTACCGTACTTTAAGCCTGAATGGACTACAACTGTTAATTTGATTCCAGACATGAATATCCACATGGACATTCCTGTTGTGTTGAAAACTATCAATTATGAAGACACATATGAAGCTGGCTTTAATGATAGATACGCAATTATCTGGACTCTACAGTTTGTGTTGAAGGGTTACATTTATGGACCAATCTCCACTAAGGGTGTTATTAAAGAGTCGGACGTTAACTTCTATGTGCCGTCTACAAATACTGCGGCTGAAGGTGTTGGTACAACAACTAAGGCAGAATACATTGTAGTTAAGCCAGGCTTAGACGCTAATGGCAATCCAACAAGCAATTCTTCTATCTCTATTCCAAATGCAGAAATTCAGGCAAACTCTAATTACGGTTATATCGTAGATTTTTATTCTGATATTTAAGGGCGACTTACATGATAGCGAATAATCAAAGCATCTCAAGCTTATTGGGAGTTTCACAGCTTCCGACTGTTAGTGATAGCACAGCACCAAAATCTATAACTATTGATCAAGAGACACCCGGAAACGATAAAGCAGATAAAGATTACGAATTTGCTCGCGGAAATCTGTATGGTATTATTGAGAACGGTCAACGCGCTCTAGACGATATGATTGATTTTGCAAGACAAGCGCAGCATCCACGTGCATACGAAGTTGTTGGCACTCTAATCAGCAATCTTGTTGACGCAAATCAAAAGCTTCTCAATCTTAGTAAGCAAGTCAAAGAGATCAAAAAGCAAGACGCAGATAAAGACGGCGGCGACTCTAAGACAGTCAATAACAATCTATTCGTAGGAAGCACCGTAGAGTTGCAAAAACTGTTGCGTGGCGAATAATGGCTGATAAGTCCTCAACGTATCTTGGTAATAAGAACTTAAAACGTTCGGCCGTCTCTATCGGCTGGAACGAGGATATGGTAAAGGAATACGTCAAGTGTTCCAAAGAACCTTTGTATTTCATAAAAAAATATGTCAAGATCGTCAACGTCGATAAGGGTCTAGTTCCGTTCGAACCTTGGCCTTTTCAAGTTGAAATGATTAAAAAATGTATTGACGATAGGTTTGTCATTGCAAAGATGCCTCGTCAGGTAGGTAAGACTACTACAATCGCTGCTCTTCTGTTGTGGTATGTGTTGTTCAAAGATAACTTCTCCATTGCTATCCTAGCGAACAAGGAGCGTCAGGCCCGTGAGATCCTGTCTCGCATACAGTTAGCATACGAACATCTGCCAAAGTGGCTCCAGCAAGGGATTATTGAGTGGAACAAAGGCAACATTGAGCTAGAGAATGGTAGCAAAATTCTAGCAAGTTCTACCTCATCCTCTGCAATTCGCGGTACTTCACAGAACTTAGTTTACCTAGACGAGTTTGCTTTCGTACCCAGTAACGTACAGGAAGAATTCTTTGCATCAGTTTATCCTACAATTTCGTCTGGTCAATCTACTAAGGTTCTAATTACATCTACGCCAAACGGCATGAACTTGTTCTACAAGATTTGGTCAGAAAGCGAGACAGGTAAAAACTCATATTCTAGAGTCTCTGTACACTGGTCGCAGATTCCCGGCAGAACGGAAGCCTGGAAGAAGCAGACTATTGACAATACTAGTGAGAGACAGTTCAAGCAAGAGTATGAGTGCGAGTTCCTAGGCTCTTCAAATACTCTAATTGACGCATCAAAACTTTCTATGTTGACACATGCGTTACCGCTAGAGCGTCATGGTAATTTAATCATCTATGAATTGCCAAAAAAGAAACACGTGTATCTGACTGTAGTAGATACGTCTAGAGGCGCGGGCATAGACTACTCTGCGTTTATAGTTTACGATATTACTGAAATACCATATAAAGTTGTTGCTAGATACAAAGATAACAATATTGCCGCTTTAGTTTATCCAAATGTTATTTACAATGCTTCACGACCATACAACACGGCGTATATTCTTGTCGAAACAAATGACATTGGTCAGCAAGTCGCAGATATTCTACAGAACGACTTGGAATATGAAAACGTCTTGCTAACTAGGTCTGGCGGCAAATCAGGTCAAAAGCTCGGTGATTCTGGTGGCGGTAAGCTATCGTTGGGTGTACGCACTACTACACAAGTAAAACGTATCGGCTGCGCTAACTTTAAAAGCTTAGTAGAGAGCGATAAAATCATAATTAATGATTATGACCTGCTTTATGAAATGTACAGATTTATTGAAATAAACGGCAAGTATCAGGCAGAAGAGGGAGAACACGACGACCTAGTAATGTGTTGCGTTTTGTTCTCTTGGCTCGTAAACCAAGACTACTTTAAGGAGTTGAGTAATAACGATGCCCGCCTAGAACTTTTAGAAAGCAATCAACGCAAATTAGAAGAGGAAATGTTACCCTTTGGCTTTATAGACGAAGGACTAGACACTTCTTCAGAAGACGATGAGTTTAACAGGTTTCTTGGAGTGCCGTTGGCCGATCCGTATGAAAAGTTTATTATTTGATTTTTATAAATATACAGAAGTTCCAATTTGAGCCACTAGAGCCTAATAAGATAAAGGGAGAAAAAAATGTCATTCCAAGTAAGCCCAGGCGTAAATGTAAGCGAAATTGACCTAACAACTATCGTTCCAGCGGTTTCTACAACCACTGGCGGTATTGGCGGTTTATTTCGTTGGGGTCCAGTAGGTAAGCTGGTCCTAGTCGATTCAGAAGCTTCGCTCGTAAATCGTTTCGGCAAGCCAACAAATCTAAATGCTGAGACTTTTTTCACAGCAGCAAACTTTCTTTCATATGGCAATGCGCTATATGTTAGCCGTGCAGCAAATACAACAAGTTCTACGTCAACAATTGGCACATGGAACGCTGTTGCAAATACCACCAGCTACTCATTCAATGCTATTCTTAACGTTAAGAACGAAGACGATTATGATCAAAAGTTGACTGCCAATAACTTTGCCTCAAACACTCAGATCCTATATGTTGCAAAATATCCTGGTGATCTAGGCAACACACTAAAGCTATCTGTTTGCGATAACGCTACACAGTATCAGTCTTCACTAGCTAACGTTGCCACTACAACATTCTCTGGCAACTCAATGGTCATCACCTTTGATGACTCTGGCAGCTACGTAAGATCAAACGCTGCCTATCAAGCACTAACTGTTGGCGACTATCTATATGTTGGCAACACAATTGTTGGCTATCAGTATGTTCAAGTTGCTGCAAAGCCCGCATCAACACCAACAGGCAATACCTTTACAGTTAACTTGTCAAGCAATTATACGCTATCATCCAGCGTATCAATGTCTGGTACAATTACTCGTAACTGGGAATACTTCCAGTCAGTCGGTGCTGCTCCTGGCTCATCAGACTACAACACCAGCTTCGGCAACACTGCCGCAGTAGATGAAGTTCACGCTGTTGTTTCTGACCAAGATGGTAAGTTCACAGGCGTTCCTGGCACGATTCTAGAAGTCTATCAGGGCTTATCACGTGCTACAGATGCCAAGACACAAGACGGCGCTACAAACTACTACGTCAACGTTCTAAATCAGAGTTCACAGTATCTCTGGTGGACAAACCACCGTAGCGGCTACAGCGTCAACACTGCAATTAACATTGCTACAACTGCAACTGCAACGCCGCTATCACTATCGTTCCAAGGCGGTAATGACGGCTTTGATGAGGCAACAGTCGGCACATATATTGGCAATATTACAAATGCTTATGATCTATTCGCTTCAACAGAAAATGTTGATGTTGCTCTAGTCATGGCTGGTAAGACTGCTGGTACAAACGGCACACAGCTAGCCAACTATCTCATCGACAATGTTGCTAACGTTAGAAAGGACTGCGTTGTATTCGTGTCTCCTCAGAGCGCAGATGTTGTTAACAATGTCGGCAGCGAACTAAGCTCAGTTACTACTTTCCGCAATAATCTAAGAAGCACTTGATATGCTGTCTTAGACTCTGGCTATAAGTATCAGTATGACAAGTACAATGATATCTATCGTTGGGTGCCTCTAAACGGTGACGTTGCCGGTCTTTGCGTTGTTACAGACACTCAGAGAGATCCATGGTGGTCTCCTGCTGGCTTTAATCGCGGTCAGATCAAGAACATCATTAAGCTTGCATACAATCCGAAGCAAGCTGATCGTGACGTTCTCTATCCTGCTGGCGTCAACCCAGTTGTTACATTCCCTGGTCAAGGCACAATTCTATACGGCGACAAGACTCTTCTCGCCAAGCCTTCTGCCTTTGATCGTATCAACGTGCGTAGACTCTTCATTGTCCTAGAAAAGGCCATTGCGACTGCTTCTAAATTCACACTATTTGAATTCAACGATGCTTTCACTCGGTCACAGTTCGTATCACTCGTTACACCATTCTTGAAGGACATCCAGGGCCGTCGTGGCATCTATGACTTCAAGGTAGTGTGCGATGAGACAAACAACACAGGAGAAGTAATTGACGGCAACCGTTTTGTAGGCGATATCTACATTAAGCCTGCACGTTCAATCAACTTCATCCAGCTAAACTTTGTTGCTGTTAGAACTGGTGTTGAATTCTCCGAAATCGTAGGCAAATTCTAAGATAAATAAAAGGACAAGGAGAAACAAACATGGCTTTCAATATCAACGAAATTAAGTCACAACTAACAGGTGGCGGTGCAAGACAGTCGCTATTCCAGGTGCAGTTTAACAATCCTGCAAATGCAACTGCGAACATCAAAGTGCCATTCATGGTACGCACTGCACAGCTTCCAGAGTCAAAGCTAGGCAACATCACAATCGGCTACTTCGGTCGCAAGATCAATCTAGCTGGTGATCGTACATTCGCAGATTGGGGCGTAACAGTCATCAACGATGAAGACTTCCTAATCCGTAATGCAATGGAAGAGTGGTCAAACAAGATCAACTCACTAGAAGGCAACCTACGTTCATTCGGTTCTGGTTCACCTTTGCTATACAAGTCAAACGCAAAGGTAACTCAGTTCTCAAAGACAGGCGTTCCTATTCGTGAGTACACATTCTACGGGATCTATCCCGCAGATATTCAAGCAATTGACCTAGACTGGGATGCAACAGATCGTATCGAAGAGTTTAGAGTTACATTCTTATATGATTATTGGGAAGTTACAGGCGGCGTTACTGGTAACGCTGGTGGATCTTAAAGTAAAAGTTAGGACATTATTATGAAGCTTTTTGGCTTTGAAATTCGGAAAGAAACCGAAGAAGACCTAAGTATTCCGTCATTTGCTCCTCGTGAGACAGATGACGGAGCTTTGGTTGTTTCAGCGGGCGGTACTTTTGGTACGTATCTAGACTTAGAAGGCTCTGCTAAAACAGAAGCAGAGATCGTTGCCAAGTATCGTGAAATGTCTATTCAGCCAGAGTGTGACGCTGCAATTAGCGATATTGTAGATGAAGCTATTTGTAAAGAAGGCAAAGAAAAGATCGTTGAGATTGATCTTGACGATCTCGATGTTACAGACAACATCAAATTTAGAATTCAAGAAGAATGGGATAAGATTGATCAGTTGTTAGACTTCAACAACTCTGGTTACGATATCTTTAGACGTTGGTATGTTGATGGTCGTATCTACTATCATATCATGATTGATGTGAACGATGCTAAGTCTGGCATCAAAGAACTACGTTACATTGACCCTAGAAAGATTCGCAAAGTACGTGCAGTTAAGCGTGTCAAGAAAGACATGGTATACACTAACGTTACTGATAATGAATTTTACATCTATAGCGAAAGAGGCTTTAAAGGCGCTTCTGCTACAGGTATGGACAATCAAGGTCTACAGATTGCTAAAGACTCAATCATTCATGTACCATCTGGCGTTGTAGACAGAGACAATAAAATTGTTCTAGGCTATCTACACAAAGCAATTAAGCCACTTAATCAGTTACGTGTTCTAGAAGACGCAACAGTAATCTATCGTATCTCACGTGCGCCTGAAAGACGTATCTTCTCTATTGACGTTGGCAATCTACCAAAGATGAAAGCCGAACAGTATGTCAAAGATGTAATGACACGCCATAAGAATAGATTGATCTATGATGCCACTACTGGTGACGTTAGAGATGATCGTAAGTTCATGACGATGTTAGAAGACTATTGGTTCCCACGCCGTGAAGGCGGTGGTGGTACTAATGTTACTACACTACCATCTGGTCAGAACTTGGGCGAACTAGCTGACGTTGAATACTTTGAGAAGAAACTATATCGCGCATTGAACGTGCCTGTCTCACGTTTACAAGCAGACACAGGTTTTAGTCTTGGTCGTTCATCAGAAATTACACGTGATGAACTTCAGTTCCAGAAATTCATTTATCGCTTAAGAACAAAGTTCTCTGCTTTGCTTATGAAAGCACTAGAAAAGCAGTTAATTCTTACTGGTGTTATTGCAGCGTCAGACTGGGAAACTTTCAAGAGCAACATTCATTTTAATTACAAAGCAGACAATGTATTTTCTGAATTAAAGCAAGAAGAAATTCTGCGTGAAAGAATGAACACTCTTTCAATGGTTGATCCATATGTTGGTAAGTACTACTCAGCAGAATGGGTAAAGAGAAATGTACTTCAATTGAGCGATGAAGATATCATTGACATGGATCAAGAAATGCAAGAAGAAGCTGCAAAAAACATGGAAATGCAGCAGCAACAAATGGCAGCAATGGGCCAACAGCCAGGTCAAGATCAGCAGGGTCAAGATCAGCAACAAGGACAACAGCAAGGCCAAGCTTCAGGATTCGCTCCAAATGAACCGCAACTATCTAGTCAAAATCTAGGTGGAAGCTAAATATAAATAAATAGAATGAAAATGGAGATTAACATGGAAAACAATGTAGCAACAGATATTATAGACCTCTGTTTAGATGATAACATCGACGGTCTACAGTCAACTGTAAATGATGCCTTGATGGCAAGAATTCATGACGTTTTAGCTGCAAAAAAGATCGAAGTAGCACAGAGATTTTTCAATCCAGAGGAACAAAATGGCTAATACAGACAAGATGGCAATTGCCAAAACTCCAAAAGAATTGGCTCGTAAATTAGTCAAAACTAATCCTCAGGACTATGTTGTCGGTCGTGACTCTAAGGCTGGACTAAAGAAGTTCTCTGATAAGCATCCTGTTTTAAGAACAAACACTGGTGAAGATGAAAGCGAAAAGATTTTTAATGGTTCAAATTTAAAGAAAGAGTTAACTACTCGCCGCGCTGACTATCATGGCAATGAAGCTATCACAGCATACGAGAGTGAAACTCATGGCAAGCTTATTGAAAAGTTTGTAAAGAAAGATAGAAATCCAAACGGAAATCTAAATGGCACAGAATCTGGTGACAATGCACAGAAACTCCATGCTGTTAAATCTGGCGAAATTGGTGTAGAAGCCGCTTTTGATAAAGCAAAGCCACATCATGAAAAGACAGAGAAGAAGGGCATTGAGACGAGTCAGCCTATTGGTAAGATTAAGACTGCATTGCCTTCTCAGTCTGCATGGTCAGGTGCTGAAGAGACAGAGCTAACTGAAGCAGCAGAAATGTCAGATGCCGCACACGAATTATCACTTCATGCTGATAATGATCGTCATCTATACAGAAACAGTCATGTGCCTGTTGCCAAGAACTTAGAAAAAAAGTTCAAGAAGGGCAGCTATGATCATGAGAAAGCAAAGAAACTTTGGGGCTATCACGCTGATCGTGCAGCACAGAGCTATTCAAAACAACATGGCGATGTAAAAACACCTTGGCACAAGATGTTCACCACTGCTGATCGTAAGCAAGCTGCATCACATATGGCCGATAAGCATCAGGCAGAGATGGATGCCGGTAACTTTCATTCTGAAAATGTAGAGTGGAATGATATTCCCGCACTAAATGAAATGACTGCTTTCACATACATTGCAGAACTTGGTGATCAAATGGCACCAGCTCCTGCTAGTGGCGATAATCCAGGCGGTGCTGATAGTGCATCTGCTGGCGCTGGCGGTAAAGATTCAAATGATCAAAACAAAAACGATGAAGACAGCAACGAAGACAGCAATGAGGCTGATGGCGTTCGTCAAGCTAAGGAAGACTTAGAAGAAATTGCAATGGCTGCTGCTGAACTCTATGAGAACATCTCAGATGGTCTAGAGATGCCCAGCTGGATTCTAGAGAAGCTTGACCTAGCAAAGAATTTTGTTTCGTCAGTTCAAGATTTTGTTGATGAAAATTCAGACGAAGATGGCGAAGGTGAAGATGATCCAGAAGGCAACAAAGCTGGCGAAGCTGGCAAGCCCGGTTCAGATCAAACAAACACACAGAAGCCAACAGCATACAAAGAAGAAGTCGAATTAGGTGAAGCTTCTTATTCAGCAAAGGCTGCTGCTGCTGGTAAAGATATTGGCAAGCCTGGCAAGAACTTTGCTAAGATTGCTGCTAAGGCTTCAAAGAAGTATGGCTCAAAAGAATCAGGCGAAAAAGTTGCTGGTGCTATCCTAGCTAAAATTCGCGCAAAGCATGGAGTAAAGTAAGATGGCAGATCCAGTTGCATATCAAAATCGACCAGGCGGTCATGTGTGGTTTAGCTTAAATGCTGCTAATACAATCACACTAACGTCAGCATCAGTTAATACTAGCATTGAAACTATTTCAAATCTTGCTATTACAAAAGTATTTTGGACTGGTAGTTGGACAATCTCACGTGGTTCAAACACAGTATTGTATTTGGGAAACACAGGTCCTGGGTTTTTTGACTTCAATGGTCAGGGTACATCACTAAGTCAGTTCTCAACTGCAACAGTTGTTTGTGCAAATAACGATACTAATGGTACGTTGCTTATTCAGTTAGCCAAGCAGACTGCACAAGCTGGCGGTGGCGCATACGGCTCAGATGGCACACACTATACTGGCTCTTATGCTCCAGTTAACGTAACTTAAGGGTAGCTAAGATGAAACTTATCTGCGAAGTACTAGATCAAAAACTTAGCCTTGTAAAAGAAGCTAGGGAAGACGGCAAGAAGCAATTTCATATTGAAGGCGTATTCTTAATGGGTGATAGACCCAACAAGAATGGTCGCATCTATGAGTCAAAAATTCTTGCTAAAGAAGTTGCACGTTATACAAAAGATTTAATTGAAACAAATCGTGCTTATGGCGAACTAGGTCATCCTGCAGGTCCAACGATCAATCTAGATCGTGTATCACATATGATCAAGTCGCTACGTCAAGAAGGTTCAGACTTTGTTGGTAAGGCTAAGATTACAGATACCCCTATGGGTAATATTGTAATGAATCTTCTTGATGAAGGCGCAAATTTAGGAGTTTCTTCTCGCGGCATGGGTACGCTAAAAGAAAAGAACGGTATCATGGAAGTTCAAGATGACTTCATGTTGGCTACTGCTGCTGATATTGTTGCTGATCCTTCTGCACACAAAGCATTTGTGCGCGGTGTAATGGAAAATGTAGAGTGGGTATATGATGCTGCTGCTGGTTCATGGCGCGCCGCTGAAATGCTAGAAAACACAAAGAAGAATCTAAAGAAGATGAGTATGTCTCAAATCAACGAAAATCAGCTACATCTTTTCGAGAAGTATCTTAATTCGCTTTCACGAAAATAAGAAATTATAAATAATATATATTACCTCAAGGGAGTAAGAAAATGGCTAAGAAGAATATTCACGAGAATTCAGAACTAGTTGAATTCAAATCATCAGACGGTCAAAGCGAAACAGCAGATCCCGTTGCTAAGGGTGATGCACACGCTAATCGCGGCGCAGATAAGTCTGCTGGCGAGACTGCAATTCCTCAGTTCGCAACAAAGGTTGAAGCACTCAATGCTGCCATTCAGCACATGAGCGGTCTCCCTAAAGAAGCCATTGCTGATATCTTCAAGGGCATGACTGCTGGTCATGACTCTGCTAAGGCAAAGGCAACACGCCGTCTTGGTGGCACTGCATCAGATGCATCTGATGGCGAAACAATTGCACAGATGCATATCTCACCAACAAGTGCAAAGCATGTTGCATCAGAAGACATGGACGTAATCTTTGATGGTCAAGAACTATCAGAAGAAGTCCGTGAGAAGGCAAGAACAATTTTTGAAGCTGCTCTAAATGCAAATCTAGTATCAGAAGTAGCTCGTATTCAGGAAGAGTTTGATGCTCGTCTAGTTGAATCACTAGAAGAGAAGATCACTGCTCTAACTGAAAACGTTGACAAATATCTCTCCTACGCCGTAGAGCAGTGGGTTGCAGATAATGAAGTTGCTATCGAAACTGGACTCAAGGCTGAAGTTGTTGAAGGCTTCATTCATGGTCTTAAGACACTATTCCAAGAAAATTACGTAGACATTCCAGATGACAAGGTCGATCTAGTTGCCGAGCTAACACAGCATGTTGCTGATCTCGAAGACAAGGTTAACTCTGCCCTCAAGGAAAATGTTGAACTAAAAGATTATGTTGACTCACTAGAGGTAGACAAGATTTTCTCTGAGGCAGTGGATTCACTTCCACTAACTCAAGCAGAGAAGCTCCGTTCTCTCGTTGAGGGTATTGAATACTCAGACGCATCAGAGTTCACAAAGAAGTTGAATGTTATTAAGGAATCGTACTTCCCAAGCGAAAAGAAGTCCGTTTCTTTAACTGAAGAAGTAGATGGCGTTTCTGATGATGAAGAGGGAGTTGAGATCAAGGCATCTGGCCCAATGGCTCACTACGTAAAGGCAATTTCGCAAACCACTAAGAAGTAAGTTTTTATAAATAAGTATAATCCAAAACGAAAAGGGAGAAGTTAAATGTTAATCAATGAAGAAATCCAAAAGAAGTGGGCACCAGTGCTTGAGCATGCCGATCTACCAAAGATCACTGATGCACACAAGCGTTCAACTCTTGCTCAGATGCTAGAAAACACCGAAGCCGCAATTCGTGAAGGCAGCACCATGAGCCCACAGTCTCTAATTGAGACCTCGGGC